TGACCTAAGTTTTCTTTAAATACCCATTCAATTCTTTTGCCACCAGCAGTTAGTGTTAATGCAATTACTTTTTCTTGTTCGTACTTTTCTCCGCCAGTATAAAGTTTAGCTGCAAACACACTTGTTATAAAACATAATGTAAAAATAATTGTTAGTAATTTTTTCATTGTACTTTCTTCTCTCCGTTTTGATAGATAATTTGTCTATTACTATCTTTTAATTTCTCAACATCATCTCTAAGGATTTTTACATCCTCTTGTAATCTCTTAATGTTGACCCCATTGTTCATCATATTTTCCATTCTATTCTGAACAGCTTCCAATTGTCCTGCAATGTGTTCAATCAACATAAATTGTTCAGAGTCAGCAGGTGGTGAACCTAATTCGCCTCTCGGCCATTTGATTCTAAATTCGTTATTCTTATCTATATCAGCACCTAATGTAGAAGTTACTTGTGTTAAGTCTTTTTCTGCAAGTGTACTTTTAGTTTCTAACATTGTAATACGCTCTAATACACCGAAGTATGCCCAAACGCCAACTGCAACGGCAGCCACGATGGAGATTAAGTTCTTCATCGGCATTGATATTGCCGTTTGATCTGATATGTCTAGTCTATTTTTCATCTGTTTTTGGTTCGTAATACTCTTTATATTTATCCAATAATTTGTTGGTTACCACTAATTGGTTACGTATTCTCGCAAAGTTCTTTGCTAGCAGTTCAAAATCTTTATCTGTAAGTCCCCATAGAACAGGATCTATGCCTTGTTCCTCTAGCTTTTTAAACACTTCGTCTGCATTATCCGATGTAATTATAATCCATCTTAAATTTTCCAATTCAAGTGGTGTGGGGGTGTTCAAATTGAGTTTTTCCCTAGCAACTTCTTCTTTAAATATACTTAACTTCTTTACGCTACTGCAACTGGTAAGGAACGTAATTAGGGTTAGCAATACTAGGACATTCAGAATTAATTTCTGACTTCTTTGTAGCATTTTTTTCTTCCTCTGTTAGAGGTGATCCACTTGCGATCTCAATACATCTTGTAGAGAGTGCTGAAGCACCATTTGTTATTCTTTCAATAGACTCTGTTTTAGCTATGGCTAATTTACCAACGTCTCTATTCTTTTTATTAAACCTTTTATCAAGGTCTTCTAAATCTTTTTTTAATACATTTACTAACTGATTCATCTTATTGTTAGCGTCTAGTATTTCTTGAAAATCTTTTTTTTGACTTTCAATTAAATTCTTTTGATCAGCGATTGCTGATTCCATTTTGATAGCATTACCTTTTAAGATAGCGTTATCTTTTTGTAACTTCATAACATAGGCACCAGCACCCAATAGGGCGCTGAGTATTATGCCTATAAAAAATAATCTAAATCCCATGGATTGCTATCAGTCCTTCTTCCAGATTGCCCATGCTCCATAAGCTATAGCAGCGTAAGCAGCTAACTTAGCAAATGGACCTGCAAATAAGATTACTAATCCTACTGCAATCAAAGCACCACCATGTAGTGATGATAGTTCCTTCATTCTTCCTTTTAACCATTCCATATTCTTCTCCTTTTTTATAGTCTAAAATATATCTCTATTATAAAAGACTTATTTTAGCGTTTACCTTTCGGTGTTTTCTCCATGCTACAAAACCAAACGCTCTTAATGTCCAATACGTTAAATAGTTTAGTAGATGAAATCCGTTAACCTCTATATTAATGTCTCTGAATATTCTATCTGCTTCTGCTTTGTCTAGTAATAAGATTTCACCTTTAGTTGCACCAACTTTTCTCAAAGCTGTGTACTTGTAAGCATAATCGTGTACTAGTCCACCAACCAATAAAACTCCTACTGGTGATAGAAACGAGGCTAAAAATTTTGGTACACTTGCACCATCAAATACAAATCCTTCTGGTATAATATAACTTTGACCATCTAGTGTGTATTTAAAATCTCTTGAAAGTTTCCATGTTCTTACTGATAACATCCACAATATTATTGCACCCCAAAATCCTCTATTTTTAGTAGCGATCATTATTGGTTGCATATGTGGCATTTCTTCAAAAGAAAATCTTCTATCTCTTCCTTTAAGATGTATTTTATCTGACCAATTTATTAATGCACCGATAATTATTAAAATACCTAGTACTGTAAACTGCCAAAATTTTGTTGCTAATTCTATGAATAAATCTATATATTCCATTTTTCTCCTTATTTTTTTAAGATACCTGCTTTGATTAGGTATTTGTGTAGGGCTGTGCCTTCTTGTTTTTTCATGCTGGCCATTGGTCTAAAATTTCCTAGACCTGGTCCTCTTTGACCACCTATAGACCCACCTACGTATTCTTTTTTGTGACCCCAACCTTTTTTCTTTAGTTCTAAATGATCTGTTTCTTTGTTTGCCATTTTACTATCGCCAGTTTTAGGATCATACATCATGTGTGGTTTAAAACTACCTGATATTTGTCCAGTAAAATATTCTTTAAATGATTTTAAATGTTTAAGCATTGTATTTGTCCTTAAATGTTTTGTATTCTGGTTCTTGTTCTTCAACAATCTCCGTAGGTGCCTCTGTCATTTCATCTATCTTAATTTCTATACTATCAATTTTGTCTAGTACACCTTTTAATACTACGTTATTATTGTCATCACTTTCTTTAATTTTTCTTGATAAAGGTACAACAGAACCAACATATCCTTTTGCTGTAGCTAAGTTATCTCTTTTATATTTGTTATGTGATTTTGTTAAAGCATGTACTGTGTTGTCATCACCTGTACCTGCAACGGCCGTACCTGTGGCGTTAGTTGGAGCGTCTTCGTCCATCTTATTGATGAGTTCATCCATCATTGATTTATAATGTTTTGTCATAATCGTACTCGCTTATTAATTCTCCGTTTTGTTCAAATACATCTACACCAAAACAACTCATTAATGGCGTCTCTTGTATCTCTGGTATATTTATGTTTTCTGATAGCATAGAGTCATACTGATCTGTCTGTTTTAAGTATGTGACCACAGCGGCTTCTATTACCAATTGGTGTTTTTTAGCCTCTTTATTTTCTCTAAATAAAAGAGCGGCTGCCACTGCAAAAGAACCTAAAGCACCTCTAACTCCTGCCTTAGCTAACAATCTTTTTAAATTAAATACAAATCTGTGAAGTAAAGTATATGCTCTTTTTTCTTTTGGACTTTGTATAGTTCTAAATTTTCTTAATACAGTACCCTTGTCGTCAATGATACCATATTTAAAAGCGTCTTGCTTTTTAAATGGTGTTGATAACATCTTGACAATTCTATATGTTATTAATAAATCTACACCTCTATTCATTATAGTTCCTCTAATAGTCTTTGTATTTCAGAATCTCTTTCAATACTTTTTAACTCGTGTGGATATAAGTATTCAAGGTACTCTAAAAACGATTTCAATATTCCCCAATATTTACTATCTATTTTAAACAATAATAGTGAAACGGCACATTCAACTCCGAATACGTTTTGTAATACTATCAAGTGATTAACTACTAATCTAACTTTTAGTTTACCTGTTACACTATACTTACGAAATAACCTTTTTAGATATCTTATTCTTTTAATATCTTCATAGAATTCCTTCTCGTCTTCTAGAGTAGGATTATCATAATTATGCTGTGCAAAAAGCAACCAGTTTTCTTTGGTTATTTCTTTGAACATTATAGCCTATACTAATTTAGCGTAGACTTTTGATGTTCCTGTTTTTAATGTTTCGTACTTAACCTCTAGTTTAAGGCCACCCTCTTTTCTGTGAGATATACCATCATCATTAATATCAGAACCATCTATGTCCTTACCAAATCTTCCACCGTTAGCCGTAACTTCACAATTAACTGTTCCACTATCACCATCCATAACACAAGGACTAACTTGTAATCCTACTTGTGCTAGTTTAGTTCTTAATTCGTCAATCGCAAAATTTGGTTTAATGTATTCTCTTTCACCTATTGATCCTACAAAAGCATTTACTCTTTTTAAAACTTCAGGATCATGTATATTGTGAACACCAATGCTACCATCTTCAACTGAATTTGAAGTAGTAACACCTACTTGGCCACCGTTATAAGCATGTTCGTTTAAGTACTTCTTAAATGTTTTCATCTTCTTTAGTTTCCTTTTTTTCTGTTTCTTCGGTCGGTTGTTTAACAGGTTTTTTGCCTGCTAAACAATCTTCCTCAAAGTCTTTTAAATCTTCTTCTTTTATGAATGATTTAAATTTTTTCATTTGTTTGTTCGTTTACCTTATTTAAAAGATTGTCTGTTTGTTGTATAGCACCATTGATTGCATTTAAATTTGCTTTCATAGTACCAACATTCAATTCAACCTGTTTAATTTTAGAGGCAAGATCATTAAACTCTTTTGTTAACTTCTCTTTTTCCTCTAGTAATAATTTTTCATCAATTACCATTATATACTCCTATTATATATTAAGCTACTACGTGACCCTCACCTGAAAGTACATACCAGAAACTAGACTTGTAAATCAAAGTCACTGACTCACCTGGAGCGTTTAACGTAACTGTTGTACCTTGTTTAAAGTTTGCTGGTGTAATTGTCACTGCATTTGTTCCACCAGTAGACGCATTTAAAATTGTTTTAATTTGTCCATCTGTTGAAGCAGCCGCTAGTGTTGTTGGTGCTGTTGCCGATGTAGCGTCAATCAAAGTCACTGCTGAAGTTAGATCAGCTGCTTGTGTTGAACCACTTGCTGTAATTGATTGTGCTGTTTGTTTCAATGCAATCCAACTTGGAATATTGTTGAATACATTTTCAGCTGAAATCTTTTTGTTAATAGGTGTACCACTCGGGTCATCTATTACGTGAAATAAATCTGCTGTATCTAGAGCGTCGCCTAGATCAGTTAATTGTGTTACTTTTTTGTCTGCCATTTTTTCTCCTTTTAAAACCCTTTCGGGAATGCTACTGTAGCCATTTGACTACATCAATTGTTACTATTATATAGGGGCCTTTTAGGACCCCTATATTAATTATGTTTACTATGCTGGAGCGTAAACAGATAATATACCAAAAGCGTCTGCATGTGCTTGGCTATTGTCTATATTAGCGTCTGCGCCTGCTCTGTCTTTGATTGTACCACCGTTTAATGCTACTGCATTTGTTCCGATACCAATTTTATCACCTTCTTGACCTGATTTAACATCATCAGCCGCTAAAGTGTATTCAAATAATAGTTCGTCTGTGCCTGTGCCAGATACATACTCTAACCATTGTACTCTAGCTTCATTGCCTGCACTTACAGCAGGACCATCCGACATATCACAAGTTAAATTGATAACTGGTGTGCCTGCTACCATCACATCTTCATTGAATGTAACTGTAGCTGTTATTTTTCCACCTGCTTCTCTGTTGAAATCATCAGAGTTTTCTAGGTGCATTTTAGTTATGTTTGCCATGTTTTTGTTTCCTTTTTTACTAGTAAATTATATAAGTTTATTCAAAATTGTTTATTATGCTACAACTGTAATTGAACCAGCAGCAGTACCTATTGATGAAGCGTTAGTAATAGTAGAGTTAGTATTAGTACCTCTATCTTTTACTGTACCACCGTTAAGTGCCATTGCGTTAGTACCAATTGTTAGTACATCGTCAGCGTTAGTAGCTACTGAAGCAGCTCCTATTACTAAACTGAATACCAATTCATTAGTATTTGATCCTGAAGCATAAGATAATACGTGAGGACCTCTACCTGTTCCAGTACCTTGGTTACCATTTGTTACTGATAATTGTGGTGTACCTGTTACAGTTACGTCTTCATTAAATCTTACTCTTACTTGTAGTGTTCCGCCAGCAGATTTATCAAATGCTGTCGTAATAAATTCTATTTCAGTGATATCACCTGCACCCATATTAGTAGCAAGTTGGTTTACTGCAACCAAAACTTCTGGTGTAGCAGCCGTGTTATCATTACCTGAAAGAATAGAACCCGCTTCTCTAACCCAGCCTGAAGAAGTAGCGTATACTTCTTTTTTCTCAGCCTCTGTTAGGTTTTTGGGTTTAATATCGTTTCCCCATAAAGCCATTGTTTTCTCCTTAATTAATTAATTAACTTTGTTGTTATAACTAACACTATTTATAACGGAAATAAGTTAGAAACCTAGTGATCTTAGCTCTTTTAAAGTGTTACCTACTGTAGTATGGTGTATGCCTATACCACCTCTTGCTTTAAATTGATCTGTATTCTTCTTATAGTCATCTATTAGAATGGCAGGACTGCCCATGACCCTTGCGTAATTTTGTTTCTGTACTCGTTTAACGAGATTAATTCTGTTACCTGGTATGCCTAAATTTGTTCTTGCCCAATGTGTCTTACCTGGTATACAGTTAGGATCAAAACTTTCCTCTACGTATGCTGATAAGATATGTGCTTTGTACTTTGATATGAAAGACCAAAGTTGTCTACCACCAGTATGCCATGGTAATGTATGCCAAAATTTAGGTGTTGCTTTTACTTTAGCCCACTTTTCAGTCTTACTTCCATATGACCAGTTATTAATATTTATTCCATGTAACTTCTCAATACCCTTTACGAAATCGCAAAGGACACCATCCATGTCACAATATATTCTGGTATTCTTATTGTCCATCATAGTAGGTTTTAGATAATTCTCCTCTATCTACAGTTGTTCCTGTTTTCCTACATCTGATATAAGTTTGTACAGTATCACTAGTGCCTGGTTTAGTGTACGTTCTTATGCCACCTGATATTGTTGCGTTAGCACCGGCGGCTGAGTCTGAATATGTGTTAGAGGCCGTAGCAGTATTTTCATATTGCCAAATACTATTAGAACCTGGTACTGATACCCACGCCATCTATATCTCCTTAAAACGAATGATTAATTTTTGGATTCATTTCAACTGGAGTTTTAGGTTCACCTGTTAAAGTTTTACCTTTAGGTTCTGCTAATTCTTTATCTCTAGATTGAGTTTCGTCCTTCTTTTGTTCTTTTTTATACTTAGCAGCTTCTGTTTTCATCTTATCTTTTAGATGTTTGTAAGCAATACCTATAGAAAGAGGTACTTCTCCTGTTTCTTTATTAGGTGCTGGCTTAACTGCCTTGTGTTTTTCGTTTTCTAATTTTTGTTTTAGTAAAGCATTGTCAGCTTTAAGTTTGTCAACATCTGCTTCACCTTTGTCTTCGGTCTTATCTTTCAATGCTCTAATCTTTGCAATCTTAACACCAGGTTTATTGTCTTTATCAATAGGTGGAATGTTTGACTCTGTCTTATAATACTTTGCTTCTTTTTCTAATTTTTCTTTGTCTTCAGCAGCTGCTTCCCATACGGAATGTTCTTCTTTTGGTACACAGTTAGGTACTTGTTTACCATTTTTAGTTTTCATACCTATTTGTTTGTGACTATCCCAACAAGGGTCGCTGTCTTCATTTACTTTTTCATTTTTAGCTGTGTGCATTTTGTCAATCTTATTAAAGAAAACTTTCTTTTCTTTAGGTGTCATTGAACCAATACCTGCTTTGCCTGACTTGTCTAATTCTTTTTTAAATTTATCTTGATAATCAGATTCGTTAGTGTGAATCTGCATTTGTTTTGCCATGTCCTCTAGAGAGTTTGGCTTGTTCTTTAAGTAACTCATTAATTTCCTCCCTTAAAAGTTGTTGGTGCCTGTAGTTTGTCGTTAGTTTGATTAACCTCTTGTACATCGGCATCCTCAACTCTTCCTCCACCACCTGGTCCTATTTTTTTTCTAGCTCTTGCTTTATCTAATTCTTCATACGCTTTATCTTCAGCGGCTTTTTTATTAGCAGCGTCAATTACCATATGAAAATTATCATAACTTCCTATACCTTTGTAACTTAATGTGCCTTCAATTTCCCATTTAGCCTCTGTAAATTTCTTTTTAATTATTCTATCCATCAATGCTTTTGCACCTGATTGAGTATCTTCTTTTACTTCTTCTTTTTTAGGTTTAGATTTTGGTTTTTTTGGTTTCTCATCATCTTTATCGTAAGCGTCTTCTTCTTTTACGACTTTAATATCTTTAACGCCAGCTTTTTTTAATCTATCCATCATATCTTGAGCGTCTTTTTCATCAGCATGTTTCATACGTAAGTTCTTTTTATTTAAAGGGTCTACATATTTTACTGTATAAGATTCTTCAATTGTTTCTTCTCCGAAAGGAGTAATTGTAGTTACTTTGAATTTCATTTTTCTTACTGACAGTTTAGACATTGCACCACCAGAAACAAAAGGTATACCTGCACCTTTTAAAGTTTCTAAATCTTTATCTTTTAATTTGTCTAAAATATTCATCAACTGTTTTGCTCTAGCAGCTGTAATAGTTTTGCCTTTTAAAGGACCAAATTCTGTTTTTAATTTTTGTAACATAGCAGGACTAAAAGACTCTTCTAAATCTTCTTTGTTTTGTTGCTTGTCTTCTTGTTTCTTTTCTTTTGGAATATTGCCACCTTTATCAGGTACACAATTAGGTACTTGTCTACCACCTTTGTTTTTCATGCCGACTTTTTTATATCCGTCCCAACATGCCTCATCAAATGTGGCTTCATCTAAATCTTTTTCTTCTCCTAGTATGTCTTTAACTGTTGCTACTGAAATCTTTAATGCTTTAGCAATATCATTAGCAGAGGCACCATCTTTTTGCATAGCGTCAATGTCTGACATTTTACCTTCGTCTATATCTTCTTTGTTCTTTTCTTTTTGACCTTGAAGTTCTTCTTTTTTAATTTTAGCACCTGCACCATATTGGTCAACATATCTTTGTGCCTCAGCAGGAGTATTATACTTGCCTAGTTCCATTTTTGAACCATCTTTTTTAGTAATAACTACAGTGTATGTTTCTGAAACATCAACAGATAAATTTACTTCATCTTTTAATACTATTTTAGAAAGAATATTAATACCAGCATGTTTTACAGCCACTTTAGTTGGCATATCCATTTTATCAAGCATACTTTTTATGCCTGGTGTTACGTCTTTTGCTGTCTTCTTAGCCCACACTTTTTTGATGTTTGCTAGTTGAGTATCAGTCATAGTTCCCATTAGACCACTCTCTATTAAATTTGCCTCGTTCCAGGCTTCTGCCATTGTTTTTCTGTATTTAGTCATAGTACGGTGTATTACAAGTCTCTGATCATTTTGGCCACAGCCTCATCTAACTTGATTTTCCACTCCTCCTTAAATCTTTGTTTATATTTATCTATTGTATCTGCTTCACTTGCCCAATTATTTACATCTTTTTCAGATATTTCCTCTGTCTTAATCTCTTTGTAACCTTGTGTAGGCCACCCTCTCTCTTTTGCGTCAACTGGTTTAGCTTCTGGCGTCTCACCAGGTGTTACTTCTTTAGTATGATTGGCGTAATCGGCGCCTATTTCATGTGCTTCTTTCTCTAATTTCATCGTAATTTCTTTCTTTAAGTCGGCAAATATCTTATTATATTTCTTTTCAGATACAGCCTTAAAGCCATAGTCTACATTTAAATTGTGTTCTCTAACTGCAACCTCTTTATCACTGGCGATTGGTATACAATCCCATATCCAGGCTTTGTGTAAATTATTATTGTTGTCTTCTAGTACAATATAGTTTGTACCTTTTCTTTTAACTGTTCCTTGTATATCTTGTTTGGTATAGTCTACCTTTTCTCCGATATTAAATATCATATCTCTTAAATAGAGGTCTCTTATTTGTTGTTGATCAAATTGTTCCATAGTTAACATTTTTGTAGATGGTTGATCAACTAAATTTTCTAATCTCATACCTTTTCTAACATCTTTCATTAGATCGGCAGGGTTTACACCACTAGGTAATCCTCTTTTGAAAGAACCTATATCATCTTTGGCAGCTGCAGCTCTCATTTTACTTGCACTCATACCTGAAGCTCCCTCTGCGTCTGGATCTCTTTCGCCAGCTGATAACACATTGATGTTGTCAAAGTTATAGTAACCATGTCTTGATTTTACATCGTTATATTTGTTTAGTATAGTTGTAAATTCACTTACTCTATCACTACCTACTACCATAAAAACCTCTGTATAACCTTTGTTATGTAAAGCAGTAGCTATATCTAATATCATATTTGTTTTGTTAATCTCTATATTTCTTGCGTGAGAAGGAAACATTTTTTTCATGTACGATAGTTTTTGACTAGGCGATAATGGATTTTTCTTACTGTCTTCACTTCTACTTAAATAAATCTTATGGTCATTTGCTCTTACTGACTTAACTTTTTTAATAAGTTTTTCATGTCCTATAGTTGGTGGATTAAATCTACCAAAAGTAAATGCAACTGATTTTCTTGGTCTTCTCATTTCTTCGTTTACTTCTTCAGGTAAACCAGCGTCTCTAACTGCCTTACCAAATTCATTGTAGTCTATACCAGCATGTTGAGCCGCCTTGTTCTTAGCGTCTTTTATACCTTGTTTTAAATACTTCATGTACAGTTGAACACCTGCTTTCATTCTAGGTGCCTTAAATGTTCTTCTAATCATGTCTGACCATGTTGAAGCAATTGATTCTAAATTCATTTGATCTATTTGTTCATTAGTCAAACTTTTTATCTCATCGTCTGTAACTTTACCATCATCTAAAATCTGTTTACATTTTTTATAGAATTTTAAATAGTGGTATTTTTCTAACATTTTATAGATAACATTTTTAGGTAATCTATTTTTAATACCATATTTTCTTATCTGATCTGGTGTCATGTCACTATTGAATGCTGATCTTCTTTCTGTATCAACACCATCACCTATTTTTATTACATCTGAAATACTATCTTCTATTTCTTCTAACTTTGTATTAATCTGGTCTTGTAAATTTAAAATATCATCTGGCTGTAATTCAATTAATTCATTGTAATCTATTATGTCTCTTTTTAATTCGCCTTTAATTACATCTAACTCTTGTACTTTTCTTTCAAATTCTTTTACGTATAAGTTTGTATCAAAAGTAAAGTTGTCTGGTCTTTTAATAAACTTATCGTTCTCTATATCAAACACTGCGTCTGCTTTTTTATTCTGATCATCATAAGTTGGTTGATCAGTTAGAAAGTAATAGTTGATAGGGTGTTGTGTACCAGGTATTAACTTACCTTGAATATTTTTTGGGTTCTTTGCTGACAAATACTTTTGAGAAAGATCAACCCTTTCTTGTTCTTGTTTTTCTTTTGGTACATCAAACAATATATTGATATCAAGATCAGCGTCATTTCTATATCTCTTTGTTAGAATTGATCCTATTAAAGCAATCTTTAATACTGGATATTCTTTTTCAAAATCTTTAATCTGATCATTGATTAATTTTTTAACACTAGGTTTTATTATAGGGTCTTTACTATCAGCCTTATCAAATACACCAGGAGCATATGTTCTTCTAGGTATATCTATGATACTTTCTTTAATTAAATAATCTTTAAACTTTTTAATCATGTTCTTTTCTTTGCTTCTAGTTCTCTTGCTATCCAATGTTTTGCTAGATAGTTATTTGGTGCTTTACTAATCTGTCTTCTAATATATCTTGAAGCAGTTGTTATAGTATTAGTTACTAATTCTTTTTCTGACCTATTGTTATCAACAATTAGTATGTTAGTTGGTGAAAATATATTTTGAAAAGAACCTATGTTAGCTTGTACTTTGTTCCAACTATTCTTTACAAGATATTCTGGCACTGATCTAGGTCTTAATTCATTTCTCATTAGAGCCACATCTAAACTTGTGTTTACAAAGATCATATAACAATCATAACCTATTGCTTTTAACATAGAATATTGTCTACCTATAACTGATTTATCACGACCTGTTGCGTCAATAACAAGTCCTAATCTTCCGTTTACATAGGCGTCTAGTTGTGAACCTGCTGTAAGTTTTGCTTTTGCTCTTATCTTATCTCTAAAGTATGCTTCCTCGTCTGGCATTTTTAATGACATGTTTGCTTTCAACAATTCTCTTTCAAAAATTGTATCAGAGTTTACTACTTTTAATCCTATTCCGGCAAAAGCGGCTTGTGTAACAAATGATTTACCTGACCCAGGTCCTCCCGCCAAGAAGAAGGCCTTGAAAATGCCTTTATCATAGACACCCTCATTTAAAAATGCTTGTACTTCTTGTAAATTTTTCATTACTTTTCCGCTTTATTCGTCTGATAACATTTCAACCATATCTTTGGCATATGTTCTTATAGCATTGACTACTGCAAAAGTACCTTCTCGTCTTTTTTCGTTCAATGTTTCAAAGAAACCTATATCAATTATTTCTTGATCTGTTACTTCTAAAATTTCAAGTGGTGCGTGACCTGAAAATATTGATTGTAAGATATACATTACACCTCTAGCCTCATGTGAGTCAGCGTCTACTTCAAAGATCATCTTCTCATCTTTTAGTGACGGCAATACCCATACTTGACTAACACATCCGTATACTCTATACCCATTTATTCTTTTTGTATCATCTAGTTCAACAATACCTCTACCTTGTTCTAGTAGGTAGAAAAATTTATTGTGTGGATCTAATTGACTAAAATTATGTTTCCATGTACCAATCTTTTCTTTGATTGACATGTCTTCTAATTTTGAACCATCATCCAACTCAACTAACTTTCTATCTTCATTAAGAATAGGCATATTTGCTTTTTCTTGTTCTTCCATCATTTGGTTTATTTGATCTTCCTCTTGTTGTGCAATGGCAATCTCTTTATCAAAAGCTTCTTTTGATGATTTTGCAATCGCTTTGCTTAGTTTTTTCATACCACCTTTTATATACATTATATCTCCTTTTAATTATCCACCTTAGCGCCAGCTCTCCACTGATAACAACTCCAGTATCTTGCTTTCCATTTAGGACCTGGGTTGGCACAGTTGTGTCTCGCTCTAAAATTCTTTCTCCTATTAGGGTCGTCTCTTTTGATTTCCATATTTGGATCACCAAAACCAACCTTAACAATATTACCCTTTTCTCCTTTTACGTAAACATAAAACTTCTTTTTACCATCACTTGATCTGGTAGGGTTATTTAATTTTACTTTTTTACCTTGGTGTTCAGCTTCTTCAACCACAAGGTCATCATATTTCATATTTTCACAAATAGAATCAATCTCATCCACTTTGTTTTCGTACTGTTTAAATGTTTTCATTTCTAACCTTATTTATTATTGTATTTGCTATCTCTTCCGGTTCTCCACCTTCAGCTTTTATTTCTATAAACCCTTGTTTGTCTCTGTAATATTCAATTACAGGACCGGTTTCTTTTTTATATAAAGATATTCTATTCTTTATAATCTCTGGTTTATCATCAGCCCGACCTCTAGCAGTCAGTCTTCTAACAACTTCTTTTTCACTTACGTTTAGAAAGACTACATTGTTTATACTTATGTTTTTACTTTCTAAATCTCTTACTTGTTGCATGTACCTAGGAAAGCCATCAAATACATAACCACCCTTTGCCTCTGCAACAGCATTGAATACTAAATTTAAAACTATATCATTGGGTGCAAAACCACCTTTACCTAGATCAGATAATCTATCTGCAATGTCACCACCTTTAGACTTCTCTGCTCTTAATAAATCACCAGGATAGATATGTTTTATATTAAATTCTTTTACTAAAAATTTTGCATACGTAGATTTACCTGAACCTGGACCACCAATCAAAACAATTTTTGGATTTTCAACTGCGTGTACATACTTGTTATCTACCTCTGTAATATATTGTTTAAATGATTGCATTATCCTTTTACCCAATCTTTAGCAATAGTAAAGTTTGCTCTACTAAATTCTAATCTGTCTACTAGTTTAATTGCACCAGCAGCTCTACTTACTGCAACATAACCCTCTGGATTAGTTACTCTGTAACCACTTGATGTTCTAATAAAATGTCCGATACTTTGTATTTGAGATAGTTTTTGTATTAGAAAGTTCTTTGCATTACCTAAACTTACGTGAGAAGCTATAGTAAAATATAATGCTTGTTCATTTCTATCTATAAATTTTAAATTAGTATCTAGTATATCTCTATACTTTTGTTTACCTTTTTCTGTTTTTCTATTTGCTATTTCTTCTATTAGAATATTCTCATAGTAATCTCTAAACATATTTTGTAATTGTTTAACCTTACCCATGTGACCTTGTGTGTTTCTAATATAATGATTAAAGAAAGATTTTAATCTATAACCTACTGATAAAGAATCATTTGATCTTGACATTTCATTTAGTATTGATGAAGCCTTTGCAAGAGAACCCTCTGCCATTCTAATAAGACCATCAAATCTAGATAGTTCTCCTTTAGTAAACGTTGATGAACCAGATGTATCTGTATATCCAGCACTCGCTAAAAATACGGCTGATGAACCTGATCTACCTGATATTGTACCAAAACCAGCACCTAAACTTTTCATATCTTTACCTGTGTAACTTGTATGAAATACTATTCCCATTCTTGCTCTTCTAATCTTTTTACCTAGAGTAGAGTTTACTGGTGTTGCATATGTAATTGTGTTAGGTGTGAAAGTTATCATGGCCTCGCCATCTATATTTTGTATTTTGGTATCATTTGTAAAGAGTAAATCTCCTTGGTAGATACCTGTAATTCTTAATTTTTTTAATTCTCTCAAACAAACGTTTAGTTTATCTGCAACAGGTCCACTATGATTACTTCTAATATCACCTGGTGTATAATTGATTTTTGGAGTTGCGTTGAATACAGATTTAGTACCAACAAAAAACTTATTGTTCTCTGGATTTATACCACACACTATAGCAGGAGCACCGTCCCACTTGACAGACATATTCACTTTAGCACCAGATGACCCTACCAACATGTTTCTAATTGACTTTAGAAACCTTACGGCATTATCACCACCTTTAGCACCTCTGTTGATGATATCATCTTCAAGATGTTCTAAATGTGTATTTTTTTCTTTAGTTATGAAACCTTTAAAATTAAACATTGTTCTCTCATTTTATCCATAAATTAATTCACTTTCTCATTCAATATATCAATTACTTATATTTATACTAATACAACTTGCCAAATGGACCAAATTGTTGACCTCTTTTCTCTGCTAAAAATACCATATCTGTTAACATTTTGTCTCTTTTAGCTGGTTGTATAGAACATATACAGTATAAAAAGTCTAGTTCCATTAGTTTAGTATGTGATACTCCATTTTTTAGGTCAGCACTATTGTATGATTTTATCATAGTCTCAACAAATTTACTGTCTGAAATACCCGTATCTGCCTTTTTATTTACGTATTTAAATCGTTTTAGGTATACCGATTTTAACTTATCAAACTCACCTAATGATTTAGGATATAGGTTATGATTGTTTACAAAGAATAATGTTTTATTATTTCCTATACCATACTCTGCTAATAGTTTTGCTAATAAATCTACAGGTACTTTACCTATACGAGCTGCACCAGCACCTTTAAACTTACCATCAAATTTTAAATTCTGATTGAAACCTTTTCCGTTTTGTCTTATCTGAAATTCGCATACATCATTAGCAGATTTAATATCTATTCTCATATCAGCAGACACTAAAGTTTTATCTGACTTGTTACCCATTTTCATAACTGATCTGTCTAACGTCATTACAAACTTGGCGTCTTTCATTAATGCATTTTTAGTATTGACTTCTTCATATCTTGCAACCTTGCCTGATACTTTCTTTAATGATACGCCTGCTAATTTATTTTTTGCATATAGTATCTTCATTACATCATTTAATTTTGAAATAGATACTGACTTTCCTTCCATTGCCTTATCAATAGTTTGTTTTACACTAGTCTCATTTTGTACTAACCATATGTCAGCAGGATTCCAACTATCTTTTTTTGAAATCTTAAACTTATCTCTTATTAAGTTAGAGATATAATCCATAAAACCACCTTCTCTATTGTATTCTGTAAAAGTTTTACCACTAAAAACTTCTAACAACTTCTTTTGTTGTGCAAAGAAACTTTGTAACCATTCATCTTCCATTACATCTGGATATATGGCCACCAATTCTTTATACTTCTTGTCTCTAGATATATCTTCAGGACATTTGTACTTAATTCTATCCTTTAATGCTCTTTTAATAATCCATAGTGAGGCAAGTTCTTGTTTCCTTGTAACTGTTGCGTCTAATTGGTTTACAGATTTTTTACCTGTCTCTATAAATTTTATCTTATAACCCTCTACATCAAATTCAGCAGACTTCTTGGCGCCTGATTTAACTTTTGCTGTATACTTTTTTGTTAGGGTAGGTAAAACCTTTTTTAAATTTTCTGGAGATACTTTTACTACGTATGTTTTAGATTTAGTTACAGGAGAATCATCACCATAATATGCACCCTCCATCATTAACTTTAATAAAGAAGTAAAATCTTTCTTTATATTAGAAGGAACGTGTTGTATTAACGTTGATACTGTTGCTAAATTGTATGCCATATGTTTCTTATACCATATTTATAAGAAAGAGGCAAGCAAATTATGTCTAGTTTGACCATAAAAATTTAGGAATACCACCATTCATTTCCCAAACCAAATTTTTATTCTGAAATTTTACTAATTTATCTGCGTCTTCCTCAAAGAAATACGTTGCTACTATATTATTTGTAGGTTTTTCTTTTACTTGCCAAATTATCTTACGACCTTTCTTAACCATCTTTTTAGAATAGTGTAGTTTGTCGTAGTCTTTATCAGCCTTTGGTCGTCTATCAGATTTATTAAATCTTACTTTTTGTGTTTTAGCCATTATACTTTAAAATCAGAAAACTTATCATAAGGGTTGTCTACCTTTTTTGTTTCCTGTCCTTTATCTACTATATTTTGAGCGTTGTTTTCTACATCATATAATTTCATTTTTGATCTATCTACACCTAAAATAAATGATCTATTCATAGAGGGATCGTTGTATCTATTCTTCAACTGTTTTACTTTCATTTGACCTAGTTGTTCTAGTTCTTCGTTAGACATCAAGGCAAACATAAAGTCTGCTGTTGCTGGAAGACCAAATGATTCAGATGTATCTTCTAGGCCGATATCTGTAGAAACAAATCCAGTTCTAGTTGTTTGTGTTGCACTGAAAATAGGTAGATCAAACTCTACTGCTAGACCTCTTAATTCTTCAGCGATAGCCTTAATATAAAAGTAAGATGATATATTGCCACCTTTAAATCTACTTGACGAACATATATTTAAATAATCAACAAACACCACCTGTGGTTTAAAAGATTTCTTTAATGCAAGTTCATTTAATAATGCTCTAAAGTGTCCACTATGAGCAGACGCCGTTGGATATTCTTTAATAATTAATTGACCTTTAGTTTTGTCTTGTACTTTTTTTAGTCTATCGTTGTATATATCTTTAGGTAAAGAATGTAAATCGTCCATAGATACGTCTAATAAATTAGCGTCTATTCTTTCTGCAATTCTTTCCTCTGCCATTTCTAAAGTTATGTACAATACATTTAAACCTTGTGCAAGAAAACTAGCAGCTACGTGACACATAAACAAAGACTTACCAACACCTGTACCTGCAAGAGCAATGTTTAATGTTTTACTTGGTACACCACCTTTGGTAATCTTATTGAAATAACTTAAATCAAATTGAAACTTTTTCTCTTTAGTATGATACCATTGATATCTTTCTTCACTGTCATTTAAGTAATCGTGACCAATATGATTGTCAAATGATACTGCTAAGGCGTCAGCCAATATACTTGGTATTGCCTCTGGCGATCTTTCTTTATCTTTCTTATCTAGTATCTTAATACCTTCTAGTACTGCGTTGTGTACTGCTCTGTCTTTACAAAACTTTTCTGTAGTATCTACTAGCCAATTTTGATCAACATCTTCAGGATTTAATACTTCTAATAAATCTTTTACTGACCTTACTTCTTCATCGTTCAGGTCTTTTCTGTTACCCATTTCAACAAGTACAGTTTCTTTAGTAGGAAGATTATTGTATTTTTCTATGAAAGAATATATCTCTGAAAACAAAATGCTTTCTTCTCTTTTAGAGAAGTATATATCTTTAAGAAAAGGTATTGCCTTTCTCATATACGGCTCATTGTACATTAAGTTTCTTAATACTGTCTGCTCTATTCTTTCGTTATTCACCAAACTCTACCTTTCCATCATTTAATTGTTGTTCCATTACTTCTATTAATATGTCACCAATGTAATCTATAAACTCTTGGCTTTCTATATCTTTTGATTCTGGATTGGATAGTATATCATAATCAAACTTCATTGGCAAGGTGCCATCTGCTTTTTCTTCTTTAGCAAATCTAACCTTACCGTATTTGTAGATTACGTTACGGTATTTTGGCTCAAGCAATTTTATGGCCGTGTATTCTGCACCTGTCTTTTGTGCAAAAACGTACCTTTTATTCTTCGTCTGATCCGTATCTGAATTTTTTGTTGGCGTATTCATCTATTTGTTGTAATATCTCCTTTGTAAAATACTTCTCTGGATCGTCATTGATAGATTTACCAAACACCTTACCTTGTGGTGTTTCAAACCTTGTTGATACTTTCTTAAAGATACCAGCTGCTTCAGCCATATCTAAAAGACCATAATGTTTATCAAGTCCGTGTTTGTAGGTTAATTTAACGTCTATCATGGCGTTTTCTTTTGTTAATCTAGATTTATAATTTTTACAATGTATAATATTACCAACTACTTCGGTACCGTCTTTCTCTTTACGTTTACTTAAATAGATGATTGATGAGGCAGCGTATTTTAATCCTGAACCACCTCCCATTTCTTTTTGAGGGAACATTGAACCAATAACATCATACGTATGATTGGTCATAATCATAGGTATATTTGCTTTACCTAGTTTCAATGTCAAAACTCTAAATGTTGACTTGACTATTTGTGATCTAGTCATGTCTCTTGTTTCTTTACCAGCAGCTGTGTCTTCCATTTCTTTTGTAGTAGATAACATACCTAAACTATCTAATACAAACAACAAAGGTTTTCTAGTCTTCTCTGGTTGCTCTAAATATTTGTCTATAATTTTTATTGATTGATTTCTAAATTCTTGTACTGTAGCAACTGGTACTACAACCATTCTCTTACCATCAACACCACGACTTTCAATCATGTCTTTTGATACGGCACTTTCTGATTCAAAATAGATAACACCTGCGTCTTTGTCTTTATCTAAAAATGCTTTTACAATACCTAATGCAAAAAATGTTTTACCTGTAGCAGCTTCACCTGCGATAGCAGTAATCTTATTTGCCGGCATACCACCATAAATTGATCCTGATAATAAAGCATTAAATGAATACGAACCTGTGTCTACAAAACTTGTTACATCACTGTCCATACCCTCACTTACTAAACCTGCATACTCATTGCCACTCTCTTTGATTACATCTTTTAAAAAATCACTCATATTGTCTCCTTAATTATCACTTACTATAACATATCCGTTCAATGTTGTCAAGCTTGTATTGTTTTNACTGCTTTAAATTTAATCTTTANAGGTTTAGGCTCACCCTCGTTCCATAACCTATATTTTTTGTCTTGTGGTACCCAATCTNTAGGTGGTTTNTCAAATTCNGATTGGTCAATCTTATTCCATAATGTATCTCTTAACTCNTCACCAGNTTTACCATTTGTAAANGCAAAGTTTGATTCTACGTTAGNNCAAACCTCACATAGTTTTTCCCAATTGTACTCTCTTGTACGTTGAAANTCCCAATANTCTTTTAAGTCTTTGTATGATTCCTCTGNAATAGCCATTATCTTATTATATCTATTTTTGCGTCTGGTGTCCATACCTCTAACTCACTCCTTAATCTATCTTCTTGTTTCAGTTTATTATAACGAGACTCNGCCTTTTTCTTCCACCAATCTATGATATTATTTAGGTTAAATTTATCCCAATTCTCACCTTTAATAATCTCTGTCTTGTTATCTTTTACTANATCTAGATAGTTCTTGATACCATAGTCACTAACATAATATCTTTTTCTTTCAGTTAGTTTCTTAGCATTACTTATAGTTGTATTAAATCTTTCTAAATTACTTTTATCTAAACTTCTTTTTACTAAACCAATAATGGCTGTAGTTAGTTTTAACTTTCTACTAGAGGCGTCATCTTTAATAAGTTTACCTACATTGTTTTCAACAAACGTTGCAAGGTCATGGAAAGGTTTACCATGTATCAAAGGTATAAAATCACTATCAGTTAAACCTTTATATCTTAAATATGGTTTCATACCATCGTATTGACTAGATGATTTACTATTACCATATAAACTTGTAGTCTCAAACAATGATAAATTCATACCATATTTTGCATTTAATTTTTCTCTTATTGTATGACTACAACATATGGCAGCCAATAGTTTACCACCTAGGTAATTAT